TCATACATATTTATTGCATACATCAAACCTATAAATATGTGTATGTCAGAACTTCAAACAGGTCAACAAGAAATATTTGATTACGTAAAAAATAATCTAGGCGAGGGTATGATAGATGTGGAATTAGACCCAAAACACTATCAAACGGCCCTAGAAAGAGCAGTAAATCGATATAGACAGCGTAGTTCTAATGCTGTCGAAGAATCTTATGCTTTTCTTGAATTGAAAGAAAATCAAAATACTTACATACTTCCTGATGAAGTGATAAACGTTAGAAAATTATTTAGAAGAACTGTAGGTTCCAGAACTGAAGGTGGCGAAGGTGGTACACTGTTTGAACCATTCAATTTAGCATACACAAACACATACCTTTTGAGGGCAGGTGCAACAGGTGGTTTGGCCACTTATTATGCTTTTGCTTCATATCAAGAATTAGTTGGTAAATTGTTTGGTTCATTCATACAGTTCCATTTTGATGTTGCAACCAAAAAACTTACAATTACACAAAGGCCAAGAGCGGACAACGAGACAGTGCTGATGCACACAGATAATTTTAGACCAGATATTACACTTTTCAAAGACATATATTCAAAACCATGGATAAGAGATTATACTTTGGCAGTGTGTAAAACAATGTTAGGAGAGGCCAGAGGTAAATTCAACACTATTGCAGGTCCACAAGGTGGAACCACACTTAACGGTCCTGAACTAAAACAGACAGGTCTTGCAGAAATGGAAAGACTTGATGCCGAAATTGGCAATTTTGCGGAAGGCGGTACTCCTCATAGTTTTGTTATCGGTTAATTAATAATCTTACATTTTTAAATAAGAGTATCATGACAGATTCCGGATATAAAAGATATTGTGATTGCTCAATTGACGATCTAGAAGCCATAGTGGAGGATCTAGAAAATATGTCGATCAGTGCGTTAAAAAACAAAAAACTGGACATGAGGAAAAGAATACTAGGTGCGGTAAAAGAAGCAAAATTAGAGATTGAAAAACGTCTCAAAAAATAGTATAATCAATACATGCTCATAGGAATAGTAGGACTTATAGGTTCCGGTAAAGACACAGTTGCAAAAAGACTTGTAGACAATCATGGATTTAAACGTGATAGTTTTGCAAAAAGTCTGAAAGATGCTGTAAGTGCCATGTTTAATTGGGATAGAGAAATGCTTGAAGGCAATACCTCAAGTAGTAGGCATTGGCGTGAACAACCAGATAAATTTTGGAGCGAAAGATTTGGCAAACCAATAACACCAAGATGGGTGTTACAACATTTTGGCACAGAAGTAATGCGTGGCCAGATGTATGACGGCATATGGGTGGACAGTTGTATAGGCAGGTACAAGGGTTTGAACACAGTTATATCAGACACACGTTTTCCTAACGAAGTCAAGGCCATTAGAGCACATGGTGGAAAAATAATACTAGTCAAGAGAGGACAAGATCCTGAATGGTTTACAAATTATGTTGAAGGAAATATTGAACCAACTAATGTACATTCATCGGAATATGCATGGGCAAAAGAAGAATTTGATTTTATAATTGATAATAAAGGAAGCAAAGAAGAACTTTTTGCTGAAATTGACCACCTAATCGTCAGCAACAAGATCTCCCATACGCCAACCCAATCTACGCACTCCACTCAACCGTTGACAATTGGCACAAATAGTCTTTAAATTAGCATCTGCTGTATTCCGTAAATTTCCATCCACAAAGAACACATCCAATTGAGCGGAATGTTGTGCTTTGAATCCACATATTTCACACTTATTTCTTTTTTTATATCCGGATCTTTGTAAAGCAGTGACACCACCAACACGTTTTTTTGTTTTTTTACGATTGCAGGCATCACACAACCTACGCCAATAAATTTTAGCGTTTTTTCTATAGGCATATGCACGAGGCTTTGCCTTGCACTCAACACATAGTGGTCTGACAGTTTTTATCATATATGCTATTTACGTCGCCTATATAGGTACCAAAATTTGGTAAGTTTTGTCGTAAAAACCTTATGATCTAATAAATACTTCTGTAATACGTAAAACTTGCAAGGAGAAACGTAAATGGCTTTAACATCACCAGGAGTAGAGGTAAGCGTAATAAACGAAAGTTTTTATGTACCATCAGATGCGGGTACGACACCTCTGTTTATAGTAGCATCTAGCACAGATAAAAGTAACGGAGCAGGAGACGGCACAGCATCAGGAACAACAAGTGCAAATGCAAACACTGTATTCTTACTTTCATCACAAAGAGAATTGACAGAAACATTTGGAGATCCAAAATTTTACACGGATGCTTCTAACAATCCTATTCACGGATATGAATTAAATGAATATGGATTACAAGCGGCTTATTCATTTCTAGGAATTGCCAACAGAGCATATGTGTTAAGAGTAAATGTTGACACTTCAGAATTGGTAGGAAGTGCATCGGCACCGACAGCAAGACCTACAGATGGAACTTACTGGTTTGACCTTGCATCAAGCGAGTATGGAATATTTGAATGGTCAGCGACAGATCAAAAATTTACAAACAAAACACCAACATTAATCACATCGGTTTCTGACCTGGTAGGAAACAGTTCAACAGGCGCACCTAAAACTTCAGTTGGTTCGCAAGGTGATTATGCAATTAATACTACACACGTGAGCAACAAGATTTACAAAAAATCTTCAAGCAACACTTGGGTGCATTTAGGTTCAAGTGCATGGCACTTAACATTACCGGTTGTTTCGGTAGCGTCAGGCACAACAGTAACAGGTTCAGCAACAATGCAAATCAATGGAGTACAAGTACAAACAGGTGGTACAGCATTGTCAGATGTTAACACTGCAATTAATAATGCAAACATACCTGGAGTAAGTTCAAGTATTAATAGTTCAACAAGTAATTTAGATATTTTCCATAACGGTTTAGGTTTTGGTGATTCAACTGCAGGATTCAATACAATCAGATTTGAAGAAGGCAGTGGATTATTAGCGGAGTTAGGAATCACAGCAGAAACTAAAAATGGAGTTAAGTTTTTACAAGCGGCTCACACTAGCAGACCAACTTGGAAGACTGCAGACGAAAATAGACCAAACGGTTCGGTTTGGTTTAAAACAACTTCTGCTAATTCAGGTGCTAACATAGTTGCAAAACTTTACAGTGCATCAAGTGGTTCTTTCAGCACAGTGTCAGCGCCATTACATGCTAACAACCATACAGCGATCTTTAAACTTGATCCTGCAAATGGTGGAACTGGTTTAAGTGCAGGTGACTTGTATACACAATTTAATATAACTGAACAGTCAGTAGACGGTCAGCAAGACACTACTACAAACGTAGGTGACTTCCAGTTATTCAGATACGAAGGTGGAGAGACTGTAATTAGGTCTAAAACAACTTTCCCAAGTTTCACTGCAAACGAAACATTTACAGTAAGAGAATCGTTGAAAAATCAAGAAGCACTAGATACTGCTAAAACAGTAACTATGGTTTCAGGAGATGGTTCAACACTAGGTGACGCAGAAGACTTTGTCACGGCGTTTGCGGCGGCAGGATTTACAAACCTTGAAGCATCAATTATAAGCGAAGGTGAATTCAAAGGTGCTATCCAGATCAAACACAAACTGGGTGGTGAATTTAGAATGAACAACACATCAGGTACACCACTTGATGATGCTGGTTTTGGAACATCAGATGCACACGCATATGGTGGATTTACTGCTAACAGCACAACATTGATTGACAATTTATATGTTACTCCAACAGGTGATTCAGAAGACTCAACTGTAGGTAATGAAGTGATGGCAAGTAACTTTAAAAGATTAAGTTACACTGCATCAATTAGCGAACCAACTAATGAGCCGGCAGACGGTGCATTATGGTATGACACAAAGATTGATGAAGCGGACATACTTGCACACGATGGAACAAGTTTCAGAGGATACAAAAATGTATACTCAAACACAGATCCAAATGGACCACAGTTCAGTGCAACAGCACCAACTACACAGTCAGATGGAACACCACTTGTGAACAACGACTTATGGATTGATACTAGCGATCTAGAAAATTATCCAAAAATTTACAAGTACAACACAGCGGCAACTTTAAGTTCTACTAATACAGCAAACCAAGTTAAAGTTACAACAACTGGTGCGGCATTTGTATTAGTTGACAAGGCAGACCAAACTACTGAAGACGGTATTGTGTTTGCTGATGCTAGATACCATACATCTGCAGAGAAGAATGCAAACAACGAAACTAATGCAGGAACTGCCTCAAGCATTAAAGATTTATTAAGTGATAACTTTTTAGATCCTGATGCTCCGGATCCAGCACTGTTTCCGCAGGGCATTTTGCTTTGGAACACAAGAAGAAGTGGTTACAATGTTAAAGAATACAAAAATGACTACATTAATACAACAAAATATCCAAGTTCAGGATCATCAGGATTAGGTAACATTAGATTCAATAACGAATCTGTTGCAGGTTACTATCCAGATAGATGGGTAACCAAATCAAGCAACAACACAGATGGTTCAGGAACCTTTGGAAGAAAAGCACAGAGACAAGTAGTTGTACAGCAACTTAAATCAGAGATAGACACAAACCAAGCGATTAGAGAAGACCAAAGAGGTTACAATGTAATTGCATGTCCTGGCTATCCTGAAGTTATTGCAAACATGCTGAACTTAAACACAGATCGAAATAATACAGCATTTGTGGTAGGAGATACACCTTTAAGATTAGAAGGCACAGCAACAGCAATACAAAATTATGCAAATAATACGGCAGGTGCTACAGACAACAACGAAGACGGTCTAGTAAGTTCAAGTGAATATTTGGGCGTGTTTTATCCATCGGGTCTAACAACTGACAACACTGGAAAAAGTATTGTTGTTCCACCAAGTCATATGATTACGAGAGTTTTAGCAAACAACGACAACGTTGCGTTCCCATGGTTCGCGCCAGCAGGTACAAGACGTGGTGTTGTTGATAACGCAACAGCGGTTGGTCATATAGATGTTTCAACAGGTGAGTTTAACCAAATATCTGTAACGGAGTCAGTGAGAGATTCAATGCATGAAGTTAAAATAAATCCAATAACATTCTTTGCTGGAGCAGGAATAGTTAACTTTGGTAACCTAACTAAAACTTCAGGTAGTTCGGCACTAGATAGAATAAACGTTTCAAGATTGGCAGTGTTCTTAAGAACACAATTAGATTCAATCGCGAAACCATTTATCTTTGAACCTAACGATGAATTAACAAGAAATGAAATCAAAGGCGCTGTAGAATCATTCTTGTTAGAACTTGTTGGTCAGAGAGCCTTATTTGACTTCTTGGTAGTTTGTGATGACACTAACAACACACCTACAAGGATTGACAGAAACGAATTGTATGTAGATATAGCGATTGAACCTGTGAAATCGGTTGAATTTATCTTCATACCTTTGAGAATCAAAAATACAGGAGAAATAGCAAAATTGGGGAACTAATTTTGGATAAATAGGAGAAACAGATGGCAATATCAACTTTATCAAAATTTACAGTACCACTAGCAAACGATCAGAGTTCAGCATCACAAGGCTTATTGATGCCAAAACTTCAGTATCGTTTTAGAGCGATCCTGGAAAATTTTGGAGTCTCAACACCGAGATCAGAACTAACAAAACAAGTGATCGATATCACAAGACCTAACTTGACTTTTGACCAAGTAACACTAGATGTATACAACTCAAAAGTTTATGTAGCAGGTAAACACACTTGGGAACCAATCACAATCAATTTAAGAGATGACGTAAACAACTCTGTAAGCAAATTGGTTGGTGAACAGATACAGAAACAGTTTGACTTCTTTGAACAGTCAAGTGCGGCATCAGGAATCGACTACAAATTCACAACTAGAATTGAAATGTTAGATGGTGGTAACGGAGCAAGTGCACCAACTGTATTGGAAACGTTTGAATTATACGGTGCTTACATCGAAAACGTTAACTACAACACACTAGCATACAACGTATCAGAACCGGCAACAATCACATTGTCAGTAAGATACGACAACGCAGTACAAACACCACAAGGCACAGGAATCGGTACAGCAGTTGCAAGAACTATTGGTACTTTAAGTACTGGTGGTGGACAATAATTTACAAGATTAAGTTAGCAATTATAACAGGAAAAGCGTCTTTAAAGGCGCTTTTTTTGTGGCTATAAATAACAAGTATGCCAAAGATAAATGACTTCTTAAAAGGTTTTCAAGACGGCCTTCCGGGCATGAAAGACTATCGCCATGCCTCACGTCTTTATATAGACGACCTATACAAACTTATGCCGAAACAGAAATTTCTGTTTCATGTTGTATTTGACACTGACGAATCTATGTTTATTGACGGCTTCCAATCAAATGAAAGATATCAAAGAGATATGTTGGTTAAGTCATGCGAACTACCGAGGTATGGTTTAAACATGGAAGAAAAAATCCAATATAATAAAAAAATGTATGCCGCAACCAGAATACAATACGAGCCTGTGAACATAACATTCCATGATGATCATGCAGACACAATCAATGCTTTTTGGAAAAAATATTACGAATATTATTTTGCCGATCCTTTAACTATTCCTGTTAATAATAATGGACTCGCTGTAAAAGACACCGCATATGACACAACACCCGAAAACACACCTTATAGAAAATTTGGAATGGATACACCTGTGCAACGTAAGAAACCTTACTTGAGAGGCATAGAAATATTTGTTTTACACAAACAAAGATTCACCTCGATGTCACTAGTAAATCCAGTTATAGCCTCTTTTGCCCATGACACTGTAGACGCCGCTGACGGAACCGGAGTAATGTCAAATGTAATGCAAGTTTTTTATGAGTCAGTAATCTATAGAGCAGGCACAATGCAAAGGCCAAAAACAAAAGGTTTTGCTAATATCAACTACGACAAAGAACCGTCACCATTGACAGTGCTAGGTGGTGGAACAAATTCTATCTTTGGACCAGGAGGTGTGGTGGACGGAGTTGGTTCTGTAATAAGAAACGTTCAAAATGGAAATATATTAGGTGCAATATTATCAGCATCAAACACTTACAATAATGCAAAAAAAATTAAAAAGAAAGACGTGAAAGAAGAACTAAAAGGCATTGCCAAAAAGGGTGTGCTTGAAGTAGGAAAACAGGCAGGCAACATTTCTAATCCTGTAAGCCAGTTTGCAATAGGTGCCGCTGTTGCCGGAGGACTATTGGCAACCAATGCTAAAGGCACAAATGATAATAAAACAAAGGCAGATCTTAAAGTTATTTCAAATCCTAATATAGATACAACCACAGTGTTAACGGCCGACGAAAGTTTTAATTTAGTGTCTAATGACAGCAATATAAGAGATGAGATAGCGGCTGGAATCTATTTCAAAGATATTGGATCCAGGAAGAATTTGACAGTAGCAGAATCAGACGAAGAATACGAAGCATCATCTGATACCGTAAAAAGAGTTTATAGAAATAAAGCAATTACAGATGTTAGAAAACTTGTTACTGAAGGATATTTGAAAGTAAACCGTGCGTCACAAGATGTATCAGTTTCAGTTGAAAAGGTTGATTTATAATGGCTGAATTTTATTCTAATCTACCACCTAAAGATAAAGATAGACTACAACAAACTATCGATAAATTGACATCAACAGCGTATCAAGAAGAATTTCAATTTAATGCAGGTGAATACGATGCCGTCATTGCATTCTTTGTAAAGAGAGGGTTCAAAAGAGAGTCTGCAGAATCAACTGCTTATGTTATAATGGCACAGGCAAAAATTGATTCCGTTAAGCCTCAAGAATTATTAGAC